TGCTGGCTCTATTTTATTTTTTTTGTAATTATTGAATACTGAAATATCCTGATTGGTTTCAGGAAGTATTAAAATCTGATTAACAACAAGAACATCACTAACACACAACCCATTCGCTAAAGCAATATTAAAGGCGTTTAAAACGCTTCCAGTATGCTGTATAGCTACATCTAAAACGTTTTGATTAGGAAGTACTGTTATCGTCATTAGTGTATTTTTCCGTTAAGTTGTTTATATTTTTTCAGCTCTTCAGTAAGTTCATTAACCCTATCTTCTAACTGTCTTATAGTATTTTCAGCAGCATTAAATCTTAAAATCGAATTTTCAAGCCTTTGACCCAAATCATCAACCATATTTTTATAGAAAATCAAAAGCTTTTCAGCATTTTCTATCTGCGACGATTCAGCTTCCGCATCTGCTTTTTTTCTACCGTAAAACCAGCCTCCAAAACCAGTAGCTAATCCGGCTATTACAACACCTAAATTTTCAATTAAAAGTTCTTTCATGGTTATGAATATTGAGCATCAATATTTATTTCTAAGTTTTCGTTTATCTGTATTTTTTTTACTGTCATTCCGTCGGCATAAAACTGCTGTCGAATTTCTCTTGCAAAATCATCTTGTTTTGAATTTTCTAAAAAACGACGTGAACCAACTCCGACAAGCGGGTCGGCTTTAAATTGTCCTTTTTCGGCAAACAATAACATCTTTTGATGTTGGTAAGTACTTTCTCCAATAGTGAAATCTCCGTTTGTGATTATCGGATTGAAATTTTCGTCTAAAAGGATATCGTTTGGCATTTTATTCTATGTTTCCTGTTCCAGTTCCGGTTTGTGCTGCTGCTGTTCCGGTTGTGGCAACGGTAACTTTTACCGCTCCTGATTTTACAAATTTGTAAACTGCGTTTGTGAGCTTTTCCGCAATTCGTTCCCTTGATTGTTCCGGGCTTTCATTTGCCTGAGCTTCCATTTCAAATATTTGCAAAATGGCTTGTTTTAAAATCGGCTTACCTGTTTCTAAACTCATTTTAAATGGTATTTAAACGCTTTTAAAGCTATTTTAAAAGCTTTTTAAAGTCTTGTTTTATTAATTCAAATTGAGCTTGTAAAACCAATTGAATTGTTACTCCTGTGTTGGTTTGATATCCACGATCTAAAACTGAGAAAAGCCTTTCCATCAGATTTAATAAATTCTGATTATTTGCTTCCATGCAGATTTTATCTGTGAGCTCTATTTTTGTTTTTCCTACAATCCAAAGGAATTTATCTACTTCGTCGCAAGCAATCACCATCCAGTCGTCGTCATCTTCAACCCTCACCGCCAAAACAAAAGTTCCGATTTTCGGAATCTGAAGAAAACTTTTATTATCAGATAAAACAGGTTTTAAACGTACATCTAAAAACTCCTGTTCATCTTCATCTATAAGCACACAAGTACCTTCCTCTTCATTTACAGATTTTACAACGGCTATATTGCTCACTGGTGGAGCCATGCTTTTAGCAAAATTTGAAAATCCTTGTCTAAGTTGTTCCGCTGTTGTCATGCCAAATAAATCCTAAATTCGCTGTCTGTCGACCTCCACTCATTCCATATTCACCGGAAACACTTTCTATAAAATAATCTCCTGATTTTTCCTGAAACATTCCGCCATCAACTTGCAGTACCATTCCTTTGTTTACATAAGGTTCTAAAAAAAGCTGAATGCTACCTTCATATCCTGCATAATTTTCTTTTAACTGTAATCTGTTTACGATTTCCTGCACCATTTTGGCTGGGATTCCAGCTTTTATTTTCACGTCTTTTTGATCGTCGTATTTTCTTGTAACACGATTAATTGCGTTTTCTTGTCTCTTTTTTTCTCTTGCAATTCGTTCCCTTTCTTTTTCAGCAGATGTTTTTTTGAGCTTGCTTTTGGTCTTAGTTACAGTGCCTCTTTTATCTTTTTCCCGAACTACAATCTTTACGTTTTTATCAACTTTTCTTTTTTGAAAATCGTCATCCTTAACGGTATTGTAACCTATTTTAACTTTAACTTTTTTTTGTACTTTTCCGAATAATGTTCCAACATAAAGCTCATTGAAATTGAAATAAACTGCCAGTTGACATTCTTTTTTTAAATACTCAAGAACCTGTATCCCTGTGGCATTTTTAAAGCGAACATTCTTCAATGGAACGTCCGCCATTTCGGGTGATAAAATTATATCAGTTCCAGCGGTCACATCTTTTAAAAGCTGTTTAACAGTTACGGTAGAGTAGGTCTTGTTAAAAATTATATCATACAATTGAAAGCCATAACCTTCACATTCCAACTCAACTGGAATTCCCATTTTTACATTTCTTACAAAGCCTTCAAAACGCTTTTCAAAACGTTTGTTGTAACCCAGTAAAACACTTACTTTATCACCTTCTTTAAATTGATAGATTTTTTTTCCTCCTAAATCTTCAGTTTTATCTGGAAACTCATTGATTATGTGTGTGATTCTCGGGAGAGTAATTGTACATGTATCGATAAACGTATTAACATCACTCTTCCAACTAACTTTATTAGGTTTTATATTAGGGTAGCTACCAATCGAAATATTACTTGTTAAATAAAATGCCATTATGCGAATTCTAAATCTGTTATAAAATCACTTTCACAAGTGAGAGTAAATGGTTTTATCCAGTGGCTTTTCCCTTGCACTTCCGGAAAATCTATGTCTGAAATTACTATTCTACATGTCTTATCAAGAAATAATTCAGGATAACCACCATGAAGTGTTTTCTCTTCCGTGCTTTTCCTCAGATTAATTAAATCTAAAATTTGTTTTTCTGGCACTGTTCGATCTTCACTTACAAGAAAACCTCTGATTGTAAATTTGTAATCATCATGACTAATGATTTCTTTAACTGTTCCTATTCTTTCTGTTACAGGGGTGCGAATTATAGTACTTACTAAGTTGACAGATATAGTGCATATATCAATAGGTAATTCAATAGGCTCTAACTCTCCGGTTTCTGTTATACGATGACTCTTGAGTGTGATAGGAAACCAAATATCCTGACCATATTTTCCTGTTTTATTAAAAGATTGCCCTGTATTATCACTAAAATGAATAGTACCCCGAGGTCTCGGATTTTGAGTTAACCCACTATACGTTATCGTTTCAGCAACGGAAGTATTGCCAGTTTGGTCAATGTGATAAGACCCACGCCCAAAGTATTCTTTGTAAAGTGTAACTAAATTAAAAACGTTTGCTGTTGTTGGTGTCATTTATCCATTTTTTGATCCGTTGTACAGAACACGTCCCATACATTCCATTAATATTCTTTCTATATCCTGTTCGCTTTCCTTCATATTCATTGTTGTAAACTGAATATTGTCGAAGAATTTGCCCAAATTAATAGTGATATACTTTGTGCCACCACCTCCGATGATATCGCCTTTTTCTTTTGATTTCTTCTTGTTCTTTTCTTTATCGTCGTCACCTGTTGGCTTTAGGTCTTTAAATCTGGTTAAATCTGCAAAATAGCTTGTAGGATCAGTTTCCCCTGGTGCTTCGGGTTTTGGCTTTCCGGATGTTTTCTTAACTTCTATGGTAAGAGTATTATCACTTGCACCTATCATTTCTTTAACCCATTTATAAGCGGTTTCTAACCCGTCTAATATTGGTTTTAAGACATTCTCCCAAATCCAAACTAAAGCATCTCCTAACCATCCTATAACTGGTTTTATCACTTTCTCAAGCAACCATCCAATTAATCTGAAAACGTCTTTAATGATTTCACTTTTCCAAACCCACTGAGCAATTCCTGATAAAATTTTAAAAACCGACATTCCTGCAGCTTTTAAAATATCCCATATTGTTCCGATATAATCAATACCGATATTGAGATAATCCATCCATCCACTTGTGGAAATTGACATGTTCGTTACATAATCAATAGCAGTTCCTAAACCTGATGAAATTGCATCAATGTAAGGTTTCGCCGTTGCTAATAATGGAGCTACATAACTTGACATTTTAATAGCTACATCAAGAATCTTAATAATTACAGGTGAAAATGCATCTCCAATATCGACAAGGGTATTCGCAGCTCTATCTTTGACTTGCTCCCATTTACCTGCTTTGGTTTTACCCATCTTTTCCAAAGAACCAGCATACAAACCTCCTTCGCTTCTTGCCATTGCCAAAGATTTGGCAAGCAAATCGTACGAAACATCCATCTCTTTAACTTCATCTTTACTTTTACCTGTTGCTTTAGCCAATAGTGCGTAGATGTTTATTCCTGCATACCCAAACTGTTTTATATCCATTGTAGAGGCTTTACCAAGAGACTTGATTTGTTGCATATTAATTGCCATACGCATCAACTCATCAGATCCGCCTCCTGTTGCTGATATAGCATTAGCGAGATTCATCGTATCCTCACGTGCATCTTTTGCATTAAGACCAGAAGAAATAAGAGCTCTGTTTACTTTTAAAAGTGATGCCGTATCAAATGGTGTAACTTCTGCATCTTTCCTTATATTTTTGTAAGCATCCTCAGCTCCCTTATCACCGATAAAGGTTGAAAGACCAACAAGATCTTTTTCTTTTTGCATGCTTCCAGAAATCGCAGCTCCAATACCATCTTTTACAGCACTTAAAAATGAAGTGGCGATATTCATTCCGATATTACCAAGCATTTGCCCGATCGCCATTCCTCCAATTGAGAAACCGCCACCTCCTGAAGACCGACCAGAACCGCCCGAGTTACCACCCGAACCAGCTCCTTCACCTCCTGATCTATTTGGAAAAAATCCTGAAGCATATTGTCTTAATCGACTGAACTGGTCACGGGCTCCTCTAAATAAATTAACAAATGCTGACCCTACAACTGTTCTTTGCATGATACCAGTAAATGCCGTCCCAAATCTTGATGCAACCTGAGTGATTCCAGAAAATGCATTTCGTGCAGTATTTCTAAGATTGGTAAATGCAGACCTGCCAGCGGATATAAGTCTACGAAATGTACCGGGAGCAGTAGACGCTACATTTGACATATACAATGAAGTTCCAAGAAATGCATTTCTCGCTGAAGTTCTAAGATTGGTAAATGCAGACCTGCCAGCCGAAAGAACCCTGTTAAATCTACCCGGAGCATTGCTTGCTGTATTGGATATATAACGAGAAACGGAATTAAAAGCATTTTGTGCTGAACTTCGAATTCGGTTAAATACAGACTGTCCAGAAGCTAAAAGTCTGTTAAATGTACTCGGAGCAGTTGAGGCTATATTTGATAGATATAGAGATGCGCCAATCAAAGAATTTCTTGCTGAATTTCGAAGATTATTAAAAGCGGACTGACCGGATGATAAAAGCCTATTAAATGCGCTTTGTGCATTAATGGCAACGCTTGATAAATATTGAGAAATCGAATTAAACGTATTTCTTGCAGAACTTTGAATTCTTCTGAATGTCGATTGAGAAGCAGTAGAAACCCTATTAAATGCAGTTTGAGCAGTTGTTGAAATATTGTTAAATGATGAACGAGAAGCAGCTGCCAACCTTAAAAGGTCGCTACTCATCATATCTTTCATTTTAACGATAAATTCAACAATATTGCTCATTATACACTTTTATTTGACTGCTGTTTTTCCCAAATTTTAAGGGCAATTCCAGTTCTATAAAAAAATTTCTCATCTCCCCAATCTTTAAGAGCGTTGGAACCAAATTGCATGGTTCCGAACACTATCAAGAATTCAATTCCTTCATCAGTTTTTTCAAAGGCTTTTTCTCCTTTTTCACTAAGCGCGAAAAAAGTCGCCTTTCTTTGATTCTAAAACATTATTGATTTGCATGAACACGGCAATGAAATAATCTTCATCTTGAATAAGAGCGTAATCACCATCAATCCACAATGTCTGTAAAATCATTGCTACAGCTTTTGATATTCCATTTGTTGCAGCAGCAGTAAGGTAATCTCCTAAATCATCTGCTGTAACAGGACGTAATACGGCTAATTTATCCTCAACTTTTAAATAAATCATCTCACGATTTCCATAATTAAGCTTCCAGTCTTTCAGTTGTTTTTCACCAAATCTTTCAATAAATGGCGTAAGGTCTTTAACCTCAGTATTTTTTTTGTTGACTTCTTTAGCCGCTTCTGTAGCTGTTCTTTTAGCAAAAATTGCTTTCAATTCATCTGTTTTAGTAGAACTTTCAGGCATTTTCTCTAATAATTGTTCTTTAACGGTTTCGATTGTTTGAATTTCTTGTTTCATTATTTTTTTATTAATTAGTGAATCATTTGTCTACCCATTGCGATGTAAGGCAATGTTATCTCACGAAATTTGGCGTTTTGCTCAAGTGAGAATCCATCTTCTGTAAACTGAACACCAGTTGTTACAATGGTTTTAATTTTGTCTGTAATTCTTCTTTTAAAAGAAATTGTGATTACAATAAGTTCATGAGGAACCTCAGTGATATCATCATAGCCAGCATCCTGAGCAGCTTTATTCATTGCGTCCGCTTCAAAACCCAAAACTTTGACATTTCCTTCGTATTTTATCATTCCGGTCATGATGTCGATAGGTTCGTTACCTGCTCCGTGAAGATGTTCGGCTTCCTTCGTTTTTTTTGTCTCAAAACCTCTTAATCCTTTGATAATACGGTTAAGGATTTTCACTTCAAAATGTGACCATGCACATTCTGAAGTTGTGATATTTACATTCATTTTTAGATTGTTTTTGTTAGTCCGAGATCAACTATTATCCATGTCAGATAACCTAATGGTATAATTTTAACCTGTTCTTGAAGTGTATTTCCGTTGATTAAATCCTGTTCAGTACTTATGATTACATCAGCATCACTGATTTGACCAGCCATCTGTGCAAGCAACTGTTGTTTGATGGTTTGTTCCAAATAAACTGCATCAGCATCGTTTATTTTTCCTTCCGATGTCATTCTAACATTTGATTCTAAAAATGGAGTGTTGGAAGCGGTTGCGATTCTGTGAGCCTTATCGATTAATCGACCGTGAACTAAAATTTTAAAATCGTCATTTCCTGCCATTTTATCAACAGAGAAAAACCACCCGGATGCACCTTCACGAGTATGATAATGAATGTAGCCGGCATTTGTAAAATTGTCTAATTCTACCGGGTCAATTTCATCAATCGGACGACTTCCGATAAATGCAGTTGTAACACTTAACTTTCCATTAAGACCATCACCAATTTTTACATGAGCAGGATATTTAACAGCACGCCCTAAAACAACTCCCACAGATGCAGAACCATCGTTTAATGTTCCGCCCAGTGCTACACCCGAATAGGTGTTTTCAGCTGTTACAGGTTGAAAGTATGGTGCTACATCTTCATCATTTACACGCCCTTCAATAATAATTCTTACTGGGCGATTAATTTTTTGTTGATTTTGAGCTAAGACTTTTGAAGTGATTAACGCTTTTTCAACATCTTCATCTATAAAGCCATCACCACCGTTGTAAGCTGAAGAGGGATTCCTTGAAATTCCCACGATATTTACACGCCCCTTTGAAAAGGTAAGTAATTTTTTGACTCCATTTAAATTGGTAGCAGTACAGATACTTTCCATTGTCATCGTGTCCTCAACTCCCAAGACCCACAATTCCATACTGCCACCAACTTCATTGTAAAACTCTAAAATATGACGGTGCAGATGTGGCTCATTTTCGACTGTATAACCTTTGGTTTCTGCGTCGTTAAGTGAGTAGACTGTTACGACTTTTCCTATATTTTCTGCTGTTTTTGCAGTTCCAACGATACCTGCAACGCCGTCGGTAATTTGCACTTGACGTTGCAAGTTGCCATTGGTAATATTAGCGCTTACCGATGGCGTTCCAGTTCCTTGACCCATTATTGTTCGTTAAGAGTGGTTTTAAATTCAGTTAATGCAGCGATAAGTGTTTCTGCTTTTTGATTCTCTACTTTTAAATCAAAGTACTTTACAAGAACTTTCATTTCGTTGTAGTTGGCAGTTACCAATTCCAAAGCGTTTAATTCTTTGATTTTAGTTTCTTTATTATCACCTAAATCAATCTCCTGTTCTAAAGATTTTTCTTTCTCAAGAACCTTTCTCGAATAAGATTCGATATCCTGATTGTCAAGAGTTCCGGCAAAACCTAAAGCACCGCCTTTGTTATGGAAAACACGACCGTCCGACGTGATATGACATTCATTGCTCGTCGGGTGTCTATCAAAATAGTCCTGAGCTTTTTCAGTGTATTTTTTCATTGTATAGAAAATTAAATAGTGTTTAAAAAAGTGTTTAAATGCGTTTAAATAGCTTTTAAATGATTTTCTTCCAGCGAAGAATAAAAGAGGAAACTCCAACAACAATGATTAATAAAAAGATTCTTCCGAGCCATGTTTCAGTTTTTTGCCACAGGTTTAAAGGTTTGTCAACGTAGACGTTTTGGGGCACATAGATTGGTTTTTGCTCGTGTTCTTTAATATATATTTCCTCCCATTGTTTATGGAGTTTCTCTTCATCTTTATAGCAGTCAACTAATAATTTATTACCGTCGATTTTTGCTGTAGGTATTTTGAGGTATTTACCGGATTTAGATTTCGTTTCCGGCGTTTCCTGTAAGACTGGTTTTCCGTTTACGCACTTGATGTAAGCTTCATAATAGGAGCTATCTGCGTCAACTTGAAAAACTGTATCTCTTACAATTTTTGTGATTTCTTTTGTGTTGGTTATAATCACCGGATCGAGTGGTTTTTTGACGGTGCAAGAAACCACCGAACCAATGATTAACAAAAAAAAGTATATGAAAAAAAAAGTACGTTTCATGATTAGAAATTAATTTGTTTAAGCCATGTTTTTACATCAAAACTTGGACAGGCTTTTTTGACATTTGGAAAATCCCTATGACCTTGTATTATAGCATTTGGAAACTTCTTTTTAAGTTCTTTCAAAAGCTTTATCATTGATGCTTTTTGAGCATCTGTTCTGTTGTCAAGAGGTTGATTTTTTGCATCAACACCACCTATGTATGAGATATTGATACTTGGCGTATTATATCCAGCAACGCCATTGGATATTTGTTCAATTGGTAAAGTGTTTACGACTTCGCCATCCGCTTTGATCATAAAATGATATCCCGGATTTTTCCAGCCTAAAGTGTTTTTCCAATAGTTTTTAATACTTTCTATTGTTGTGCTTTGAGGTGTTGCAGTGCAATGCAGCACTAAAAATTTGATAGATCGCATAATTGAATTTTAAATAATAAAAATCGCCTGCCTGATTACAGACGATTTTTTCTCTTGATTTTCTTTTGATCTTTATACTGCTGCTTGATTGATTGTAAGAACTCCTTTCCAGTCTTCACGTCTACATCTACCACCTGTTTTGATTAATCCTGAATGGATATCACCATAATACAATGGATTCCCCATATCTTGGAATAATTCAGTATCTCCAGTAGATTTTGCAACACTGTCTTTTTGCCATAAAAATGTCGATAGATTTGAATCAGCTTCTAAAGCTTCGCCCGGAATAATTGGCTGATTGTTTGTCGGATCAAATGCTAAAACAGAACTTCTTTCTAAGAATGTGAACCCGGCATAACTTCCTACAACTCCGTTTTTCAAGTCTACAGAACCCTGAAATGCTGCCATTTGATTATTAGATAAAGAATCGATAAACTCCTGAAGCATATTGCTTTCAAGCATTGCAAAACGATTATCTTTTGCAACATTATCTTTGTTCATTCTTGCTTGAGCAGTTTGAAACTCTTTATAATGAAGTGCTTTTCTCTGACCTGCCTGACCGTCTACCAAGTTTACTGCAGTCGCTGCCCCTGAAGTTTTCAATTGATTTGTAGTTGGTAAATAAGCAACCTGAGAACCTCCTCCGACAGTTGGTTTAAAACCTCTAACCCAATTGAACAACATATCGTCTCCAACAGTTTCGGCAAGTGTGTTTGTGTGATCTCCAAGAACTGAATCTGTTTTTGCATAGGAAATTTCCATGCCTTCAGTCCAAGTGATTAGAGTTGGGTCAGTTGAGTAGACATCAAGTGCGTAAAACACTGCTGTATCACCTCTTTGAACAGCAACTGCAGGAAGTGAACTTCTATTTTTCACTACGTTAGGCTTTGCACCTGCTTGTGGAATATAAACAATAGAACCTCCTTTTACGAATTTAGATTCGTCAACAGAATGCGCTAAATGCGGATTTGTTTTAAAAAGTTTTTCAACAATGTATGATACCCACAACTCTTGTGGAATCTTTGGATTTGCCATATTATATTATGCTTTTAGATTAGGGAATTTTTCTGTTCTCAGTTTTTCATATAGGTCTGGAAATTGTTGTCTCACACCTTCTAACTCATCAGATTGATATAGATCATCCCATGATTTACCTGTGTATTTTTTCAGCTCCTCTTCACTGCCTTTAATTTTATCAGTTACTGAAACCTGAGCAGGCATTTTATCAATCAGGTCTTTTAAACCATCAGGATTTTCGGCAAAGTTTTTTGAAAGGGATTCGGCTAACTCATTTGTCAGTTTTTTATCCTTTTTCCCATTGTCGATAAGGTCTTCAACTTGCTTTTTCACGGATTCAGCTTTTAAATCTTTCAGGTCTTTTTCTAAACCGTCGGCTTTGTCAGCTTTTTCAACAAGGTTATTAATAGCGGTTACAACTTCAGTTTCGTCACCGTCTTTAAGATTTAACGCTGCATAAATTGACGCAGCAAGTAGAGTATTACTCATAGTATGTTCGATTGTATAATTGTCGAAATCAGCTAAATTCAGCTCATTATCATCTTTGTCGTAAAGATTTGCAAGAGCATTGTAGTTTCCGGGAATGTCAACGAGTGAAATTTCACGGGGAAACCACTTTGTTACTGTTGGTTTTTCCTGACCCGGAAGCATTAGATTTTTAGCATTTGATGCTTCTAAGACTTTAATCTTGCCAACCGATGCAGCATTTAAAAACCCTGATTCTACTTGATCAGCAATTGATTGCCCTTCAGGATGCGAAAGATTAATAACAGGTTTAGCGAAAAGTTTATCACCATCGACTCTGAAATCATCCCAACGAACAACAACTCCCTTTTCTCGGTTATGCATGTGATAGCCAATAGGATTCTTTTTTACTTCATCCAGTAAAAGACCCGCTGTTAAACAACGATATTTGTAGACATTCACTGAATCGTCTGTGATACAGAATTCTTTGTCAATTTTTTTAAACTTTTCGCTCATTGATTATTTATAAGTTAGTTTTGAAAATGTTTTACCAGTTTCTGACATGATGTAATAAGTACTATCCTTGTAAAGAGGTATAGTAACTTCTAAAGTTGTTTGAATAAATCCGTAACAATTCTTGGTATATTCTGTTGCTTCAGAGTCCAAATCTGCCACATGATTTGACTGAAAAACCTCTTTAAAAATGTCCGAAAATTCCTCATAATTAGAATCCCTGTCGACAACTGAATAAGTATTTCCAATAATTGTGTTAATCTGTTTGTTGCGCTTTGTAACTGTTCTAAGTGTGTACATAATGTGTGTGTATTTTTAAATTCTGAAGCAAACTTCCGAAAATGCGTAAGTGATTGAAAGTAAGTGCGCAAGGATTGCACAACTATTTCAAAAACAAGTTGTTAAATATCAATTTTGTATCGAGAAATATTATATATGGCAGGAAGTAAGACAGAACAGCGAGAACATGCACGGCTTTTATATGTGAATGAAAAAATCACATTAAAAGAAGTTGCAGAGCGTGTAAAAGTGACAGAGAAAACTGTCGGTAAATGGTGTAAAGATGACAATTGGGATGATCTTCGTAAAAGTCTAATGAACACAAGAGAAAATCAATTGATTCACTTTTATAATCAGTTAGAAGCTGTTAACATGGATATCGCCAACCGCCCTGAAATTAAAATCGATGGGAAGCCTATTCAGAGACCATTAAAAAATATTCCTACATCTGCTGAGGCTGATATTCTGACAAAAACGACTTCAAACATTAACAAATTAGAGGTTGAAATCGGACTCGGTGAAATTGTGGTAACAGGAAAAAAACTTATCACTTTTATTCAACAGGTAAACCTTCCGGACGCAAAACTTTTCAAAAACTATTTCGACGAGTATATCAATAACCGACTAAAGAATGGCTAATAAAAAAACCGATAAGGATTGGCTGGAAGAATGGAAAGAGTTTGGAGATAATATTGAAAATGCAACTCCAATTGACCTTACCGAATCTTCAGTTGATAAATTAAAAAGAATTGAACGGTTAGAAGCCAATGACGAGGAATGGTTTAAATACTATTTCCCGAATTTTTACACGTCTGAACCCGCACCTTTTCATTTAAAATCAACCAAAAAGGTGATGAAAAACGACGAATATTATATTGTTCGTTCGTGGGCTCGTGAGCTTTCAAAGTCAGGTAGAACAATGATGGAAGTTTTAAAACTTGCCTTAACAGGTAAGAAAAAAAACATCCTATTAGTTTCAAATTCTTGGGATAACGCCAACAGGCTACTAATGCCATACAAAACCATTCTTGAGCGTAATAACAGAATTATTGCCGATTATGGAAATCAGAAACGTATCGGCTCTTGGGAGGAAGGAGAATTTACCACAAGAAAAGGAATTGCCTTTAGAGCTTTAGGAGCTGGGCAATCTCCCAGAGGAACCCGAAATGATTCTATCCGACCTGATGTAATTATAATTGATGATATCGATACAGATGCTGACTGTCTTAATTCTGAAATCATTGAAAAACGTGTAAAATGGATTCAGCAGGCTCTAATTCCAACCCGTTCCATTTCAAGAGGACTTTTAATTATAGCGTGTGGAAATATTATAGCAGACTATTGTTGTATTACAGAAATGGGAGCTATGGCAGATTCGTGGGAGGTTATTAATATTCGTGATGAAAATGGAAATTCTACATGGCCACAAAAAAACACAGAGGAGGCAATCGCAAGAGTATTAAAAATCATCGATTACGAATCAGGTGAAAAAGAATATTTCAACAATCCAATGGATGGAAGCAAGGTTTTTACCAACATTGTTGATACCGTAGCATTTGTTTTAAAATATTGCAACCACGTAATCATTTATGCTGACCCTTCACCCAGTGACAGCGAGGCAAAAACTTCATCAGATAAAGCGATTGGAATTATCGCAAACAAAGGTTTAGACTTCCAATTATTTAAAGTATGGCTCGATAAAATGACTAACGCAAAATTTGTGGAATATCTGTATTTAGCTTACAAAATTTGTAAAAAAGCTGGAGTAGACCCAATCGTTGTTTATATTGAAAATAACACATTACAAAATCCACATTATGAACAAGTTATTTTGCCCGAAGTATTCAGAAAAAAAGATTCAGAAAAAATAAATCTACCAATTACTCCTGATGAGAGGATAAAACCTCATAAATGGAGCAGAATATCAGGTACGATGGAGCCAATGATTAGGCTTGGAACTTTTACTTTTAATGAAGATGAGAAAGATAATCCTCACATGATTCGAATAAAAAAACAGTTTAAAAATGCTAATTCAAAATCTAAAGCATTGGATGGTCCCGATATGTGTGAAGGAGGTGTGACAATTATTAATGATAGAATAATTGTGGATGCAGCTACAGGGGGAATTGAATCTCAACATCGTGAACCAAGTAAACACAGATTATAATTATGATAATTACAAAAGCAGATTTACGAACTGAATTAGAACCTGAAGTAATTGAAGAAATTACACGGGCTTCTGATGAAGAAGTACAAGACCATATTGAATCAGCAGAAGACTTTGCAAAAGGTTTTCTTTTTAAATATGATATAAAAGCACTTTTTGGAACAGCCAACAGTACACCAACCGTTAAAGATGCAGGTTTAAAAAAATGCATTAAAATTTTAACAGCTTATTTTTTAGTAAGAAAAGCAAATCCAAGTGTTCAAACTGATTTATTCAGAGATGATTACATGATGATGATAGGCACAAAAGAGGAACCCGGATGGTTGTATGAAATAAGAAATGGCGCAATTAATCCAGATTGGCCATATAAAAAAGACGATCCCGAAACACCGCAAGACGAAAGCCAAT